CGCGAAATGGTCTACACCTTCGACCCGACCGTATGGGGGCACTGGCCTCATGATCTTGCCAGCATCTCGGCTTACCACCTTGGTTTGAAAGACCTTGCAATCGAACAAGCAAAACTTGCCGTAAGCATGTCACCGGATGATTTACGCCTGCTACAAAATCTGCGATATTTGCTAAATGAACAATCAGCAGTGGTGTCGGAATAATTATGGAACAATACAAGTCTCTCATAGAAATGGGCCTGTGGGTCATTGTGGCCACTATGGGTTGGTTTATGAGAGAGTTGTGGGCAGCCGTAAAAGCGCTCAAAGAAGACATCCGTGCAATTGAGCGTGATCTTCCAAGCAACTATGTGCGCCGCGACGATTACAAAACCGACATGAAAGAGATCAAAGATATGCTCGGCAAAATTTTTGATCGTCTCGAAAACAAAGCGGATAAGTGATGGCGAAACCCGGTCTCTACGCAAACATCAATGCAAAGCGTGAACGTATTCGTAAGGGATCGGGCGAAAAGATGCGCAGTCCCGGATCATCCGGCGCACCTACAAATGATGCTTTCCGAAAATCTGCACGAACCGCAAAACGAAACAAGCGTCGCGGGAGAAAGTAATGAGTGGTCCCAATCTTTCCGTTGGTCGTGGTGAAAAGCAGTCCGTAAAACGCGGCGGCGGTTTGACTGCTAAAGGTCGCAAGAAATACAACAACGCTACCGGCAGCAAGCTGAAAGCACCAACCAAAGACCGCAGCAACCCACGACACAAATCATTTTGCGCCCGTTCCAAAAAATGGAGCAGTGCGCGTGGCAAAGCAGCGCGTAGGCGTTGGGGTTGTCGGTGAGGTTAACTGATGGACCCTTTAACAATTCTCGCAGCAGCTCAAGCGGCGTATGCAGGCATACAGGCAGGCATTGCCGCCGGTAAAGAAATACAAGGCATGGCAGCCGACCTGTCAGAGCTTTGGGGCAGCCTTGCCAAACTGACGCAACTTTCCGCGGAAAAACCCGCTACCAACATTTTCAACAAAAAGAGTGCGGAGCAGATCGCCATCGAGCGGTACACCGCCAGGGCCGAAGCGCAAGACTTGGCGCTGAAAGCAAAGAACATGTTTGTGGGGCAATTTGGATTGGCCGCTTGGGATCAGGTTCAGCGTGAAGTCATCAATATCCGCAAGGAAATTGAACGCAAAAAATGGGAAGAAGAACGCGAAAGAGCCACCAAACTAGAGGAACTACGCGAAGCTGGCGTTGTGACGTTTATCGTTTTATTGTTGTTGAGTATAATGCTGGCGGTAGGGATTATACTTTTAGGGGTTAAATGACAATGAACGAAGCAGAAGCCGCACAAGTCAAAATGCAGGAAATCCTTGCGGCGTCAGCCAGCAAAGGTGCTTTGATCGAAAAGATTGTTTTTGCGGGAATACCAATCCTGTTCTCTTGCGTCGTATACCTCATGACGGCACTTAGCACAGCGAATAACGAAATTATTCAATTAAAATCTAGGATCGCTATTGTTGTAAATAGCGAAAATAAAGCAATTCCTCCGCAAGGAACGACCATCGACATGGCCCAAATCCGCGAACAACTGAACGACAAAATTGACAAAGTTGAACGTGATGCGGCTCTTGCCCGTGCGGCAATGACATTGGACCGAGAAAGATCAATGGCGGCAATTGATCGTCAGCGTCTTGAAATGAACGCAGATGCTTCTATCGCTCGTGCCGCAATACGAGCAGAAGCGGCAGTTGCTCGTGCTGAGTTGGATAAACGTATCTCTCTTATTGAAGCGAGGATCAAATAATGGATCTTGGTGTTTTTGGAAAGCTCATAGAAACTGTTGCTCCAACCATTGCTACGGCCCTTGGCGGTCCAGTGGCCGGTATGGCAGTCAAGGCACTGTCTACGGCTCTATTGGGCCATGATAGTGGGTCAGAGGACGACATTAGAGATGCGCTGGCAACTGCTACCCCTGACCAGATCGCCGCAATTCGCAAAGTAGATGCCGATTTTAAGGTCCAGATGAAGTCGCTGGACATTGATCTGGTAAAGATTGCTGCGAACGATCGAGCATCTGCCCGTGACATGGCGGTAGGCACACACTCATTCACACCCTCAATTATGTCCTATGTGATTGTCTGCTGTTGGGCGGTCATACAGTATTTCCTGTTTACACATGTCATCGAAGCCAGTATGCGGGAGCTGATTGCCCGTGTCCTTGGAACACTCGATGGCGCACTGATGCTTGTGTTGTCGTTTTGGTTCGGCAGCAGCAACCCACCAATAGGAGAAAAGAAATGAACGGCAATTTTGAAGCGTGCTTGGCGTTAGTTCTGAAGTCCGAAGGTGGTTTTGTAAACAACCCGAAAGACCCCGGCGGTGCAACCAATTTTGGCGTGACAAAGGCAACCTATGAACAATTTACCGGAAAGACTGTCAGCGTGGATGACATGCGCTCGCTCACTGTTGATGAAATTACTCCACTTTATCGTCGGATGTTTTGGGACGCTGTACATGGCGACGATCTCCCTGCTGGTGTGGACTACGCGGTGTTTGATTACGCTGTTAACAGCGGCACTGGACGCGCTGCAAAAGCACTTCAACAAGCTCTAGGCGTTGTTGTTGATGGCGCGTTGGGAGCGCAGACCCTTGCTGCGGTAAAAGCCGCAGACCCCGAAGAACTTGTTGAATAAATTTGTGGTGGTCGTTTGAGCTTCTTACAAGCTCTGCCCACATGGCAATATTTTGGAAAAGGTTGGGGTGTGCGTGTTGCCCAAGTCGAGCAACACGCAACAGCTATGGTCAGCTAACCGGATTTTCCGGCGCGAGTTTGGCTGCCATCTCTTTCACATCGTCTTCCAACGCTGTGACAGCCTGCGGCATACGGCGGATTTGATTTTTGATCTCATCCTCAACTCGCGTCAGAAAACTGACACGCGGATGCAAAGGAAGTGTTTGCGGGCGCGTCATACTTTCGGTGGCAGGCACCGCCTGCAATTGCATCACAATCTGGGTCATCAATCGCACAGCACGATAGTCTTCCGCAGTCATGAAGTTGCGCCCGTTTTGACCGGCCCGAACCATAACAATGTTCATCAAGCCAGCTGCAATTTCTTCGTCTTGCCCTGTTGGTTGTTCGTCCATAGTAAGCTCCTGTTGTTAAAGATTGCCTAGCAACGGCGACCTACATTTCTCAGCTAAAAGACAACTTGTCAACAGCCATTTTGTCAGCTATATGTTCATCATGTTTAATTTCAAAGCCTTCCTCCTTGAACACTGGCGTAACGCAGACATGCTGCAACGCTTCCTTGCAACTTATGGCATTACCGACTTGAAAAAAGACTCTATTTACAAGTGGTACCTGCGCGAAACCATCCCTGCGGATTGGTTTGCAGTGCTGCTTGGATTGCTGGAACTTGAAAAAGGCAAACCTGTCAGCATTGCAGGGTATCTTAATGACCGCCCCGTTTGAGCTGGTTCTCGCAGGTGATCCTGTAGGTAAGGGTCGCCCTCGGTTCTCAAAAGCGACCGGTCATGTTTATACCCCAGAAAAAAGTGCGCGATTTGAAGAGCGTCTTGCTTGGGCGGCACAGAGTGTTTGGCAGGGCAAACCTTTGATGGATGGACAGATCATCATGTTCATCAACGCCTACTTCTCCATCCCTGTCAGCAAGCCAAAAGATTGGAAGATCAGGGCAATGGCGGGGATTGTCCGTCCGGTCAAGAAGCCTGACATCGACAACATTGTTAAAGGTGTGGCGGACGCATTGAACAAAGTGGTTTATGTCGATGACACGCAGATTGTTATGGTGAAAGCCGCCAAATTTTATTCGGACAAACCCCGCATCGAAATAAGTATCTACCCATCGCTTGACATCCACGACTAAAAAGACATATTGTCTGTTATACACCGAATCAGAGGGCAAGAAGCCATGACACCGATGCCAACACAAATTGAAGGGGCGAAATTTCTCGCCCAACGCCACAGGGCGTTGCTTGCAGATGAACCACGGGTCGGAAAGACCGGTGCCGCCATCATCGCAGCTGATATGATCCTTGCTAAAAAGATTGATGTGGTCACGACCGCTTCGGGCCGCGCCGTATGGCGCAGGGGCTTCGATGCTTGGTCAAAGATGGGCCGTTCTGTAGCTATTGTTGGAGTAGATAAAGATGCCGAGAACGCAGATGTACGCATTTTGTCGTATCAAGGCGCAATCAACTTCAACAACAAACGGACAAGCGATCTCGTCATTCTGGACGAAAGTCATTTTATCAAAAACCCAGAAGCCAAACGTACCGAGTCAATTCTTGGTCGAGCAAGTATCAATGGGCCGAACATCATCCACGGGAACTCACTCGTTCAGCCTGATACGCGCTGTTGGTTTTTGACCGGAACCCCACTGCCGCACGATCCCGGCGACCTGTTCACAACCATGCGCACTGTTTGCCCAGAGCGTTTGTTAGCAAACCCGTGGAAGAAATGGCCCGAAGTCACAACTTTTGCGGCGTTCCGGGATCGTTACTGCATTGTCAAAATGAAAAAGATTTCCAACTGGAACAAAATCCCAGTGGTGATCGGTGGGCGCAACCTCGAAGAACTGCATGATCGCATCGACGGGTTTATATTGCGCCGCACCCAAAAAGACATAGGCATCCGACCACCGGTCTTTGATTTGTTTCCGTTTGTCGCGGACAACAAAATTCTCAAGATGGTTAACGGCGACGGTATCAGGGAAGATATTGTTAATGCTGCCATCGAGGGTAACACCCGTGAACTCGACATGCACCTCGGCCCATTGCGTCGGATCACCGGCACGATTAAGGCAGAGCTTGCGGTGACGGCTCTTTATGAAGAATTTGAGAGTGGTCTTGACAAGATTGTTTTGATGTATTGGCACAAAGAGGTTGGGGATATTCTCCAAGCCAAACTTGCCAAATATCACCCGCTTCGTATTGATGGTTCCACATCACCAAAAGATCGGGAGGCCGCAGAGCAGGCTTTTAACAAGACGAATAGGCATCGCGTCATGCTTGGCCAAATACAAGCGGCGGGCGAGGCGATTGATCTATCATCCGCTGCGGTCCTTTGGTTCGTGGAGACCTCTTTCACACCCAAGGATCAAGCACAGGCCGCCTTGCGGATAACGAATGTGACGCAGAAACGGAACACCTATGTTCGTGTCTGCTGCATAGAAGGCTCTATCGACGAGGCGGTTCAAGCCGCGTTGATAAGATTATGGACTGCAATCAAAGGAGTTTTGAAATGATCAATATCGACATCACGTTAGACCCCGCTTTGGGGGACATTAAGAACCAGCTTGACAACTATATGAAAACACTGGGCTACGTTCGGGCTACAACCACTTTAACCCCAGTGGTTTATAATTTTTCACCGGAAAAAAATGTCTCCCCCGCCCCAAAAAATTTTGATGAAAAGACAACTTGTCCTACGTCACAAACGGTGGTAGAAATCCATTCGACAGGCTCAACAGAACTTAATGCAGAACCGGCGAAGGATTTCAAGATGAACATCGAACCTCTGATTGACCCACACGCACCCAAGGCCCGAAAGGCCCGCAAGAAGTCGGACGTTGTGACCAAGGAAGAAGTGGTTGCATTTGCCAAAGCGGCAATTGACCCGCAAGACCTCGAAGATGAAAAGGCACATGCTGAAACTTCAGTTACGCTGACACATGACGATCTGCGGGCCGTGGTGGGCGAGTTCACCAAGGTTTACGGGATTGCCAAAGCTCAGAAGATGATCCCCGTGATCCTCGGCTGTGCGATTGTGGAAGTGCCTCAAGATAAAATCCAAGAAGCTATCGACAAAATTCGTGCCGAGATTTCCGATGTCGAGGACGAGCCGGAAGACAATGACGAAGGCGTTACCTTTGCAAGCGAAGCCGATGTGCGTGAAGCTATGATGGCTTACGCTAAAAAGTATGACGGTTCCGATGCCAAGATGACCAACACATTGGTCGACGGCCCGAAGATTTTGGCCCGAGAGTTTGGCGACACTGTTACCGCCATCCGTCTCATTCCAAATGACCCGAAGTCTTATGGTCGTGCGCTGGACGCGATCAATAATGCAATTAACTTCAACCCATTCATGCGGGAAGTCGCACTGTGACAAACACACACGCCCAACGCGACCACGCTGTGTGGTCGGCCAGCGCCACTGCCGCCAACTGGACCTGTCCGGGCCGGTTGGCAATGGTGACGCTGGCACCAGAGGACGAGGAGTCGATCCACGCGGCGCGTGGAACGGCGGCGCACGAGATTGCCGAGAAAGCCCTGCGGTCTGACAACGATTGCGGAAAGTATCTCGGCAGCACCATCAAGACCAAGAAGTTCGACATCGAGATTGATGAAGAGCTGGTTGAAAGCGCCCAGACCTATGTCGATTATGTTGACGGTTTGAACGACATTGTTGGCCAGCGGTGCGAGTTGATGCTGGAAAAGCGGTTCACGCTGGAGCAGCTTGACCCACCATTCGACGCTGGCGGCACTTGTGACGCCATCGTCATCAACCCAACGATGAACACGTTGGAAGTGGTGGACTTAAAGAACGGGCGCGGCGTGGTCGAGGTCAACGAGAACAAGCAGACACGCACTTATGCGTTGCTTGCAATGCTCAACATTGACCCAGAACTTGCCGGCAAGGTGGACTATATCAAGTCCACCATCGTCCAGCCCCGCGCCTACCACAAAGACGGGCGCATCCGGTCGGAAACATTCCATGTGGCCGACTTGGTTGAATGGACGCACGATCTCCTCGCCGCAATGAAACGCAGCAAGGAAGCATACGATGCGTTCCAGAACATCAATGGCAGTCGCACAAATTTTGACGAGTGGGCCAAACAATATCTTGTTCCCGGCTCGTGCAAATTTTGCCCCGCTCTCGCCATGTGCCCACAACACAGGGAACAGGCTTTGACCGTTGCGCCAGAAATGGCAAAGCAGTGGTTTGAAGACACAACACTGGAGACACCGCCAATGTTAAAAAACGATGTGGAGCTTTTATCAACCGATGAACTCGCGCATATTTTGGATGGGTTGGAAAATTTGGAAGATTGGATTTCTGCTGTGCGTTCTTTTGCGCACGCTGAAGCAGAAAAAGGAAAAAAAATTCCGGGCTACCAACTTGTAGAAAAAATCGGCAACAGAAAGTGGGCTGCCGATGAAGAAAAAACAATTCTCGATCTGAAAAACAAATTAAATTTGGCGGACGAACAAATTTTTTCAAAAAAAATTCTGTCGCCGTCTCAGATTGAAAAAATTATCGGCACAAAACGCAAAGGAGAAATTGAAAATATGTGGACTAAGCCTGTCACCGGAACAAATTTGGTGTCAGAGAAAAAATCTAGCCGTCCCGCTGCTCGCAGCAAAGTCGAAACTTTTTTTGAACCTGTAAAGGACTAAACGTCATGGAACGTAGTGCTGATTTCAAAACCCCTCTCTGCCGTGTTGCATTTGCAAACACACTCTTCAAGCCTCGCGCTCAACAGCTGGGCGGCATCGAGAAGTATGGCTGCACGCTGATCTTCCCGAAGAACTCCGACATGAGCGTCCTGCAAGACGCGCTTCGCGGTGTCATCGTTGCCCAGTGGGGTGACAAGGGGCTGGAGCGTGCCAAGGCCGGTTTGATCAAGAATCCCATTCTTGATGGTGGTGGTAAAGAAGGCCGTTCGAAGAAGACTGGTGATTACCATGCCGGTTTCGGACCCGATGTTGTATTCATCCGCGTTCAGTCTTCCAAGGCACCGATGGTGCGTTTCAAGTCGGAGAACATTCCGGCTACCGAAGATGAAGTCTATTCCGGTTGCTATGGCAAGGCAGTGCTGAACGCATTTGCTTGGCACAACGACCAGAACGGTGACGGCGTGTCTTTCGGCATCCAGTTCTTCCAGAAGTTGCAGGAAGGCGACCGCCTCGGCGGTGGCGGGGGTGTGGACGCTTCGCAGTGGATGGAGACCGTTCCCGATGAAGGTGCGGCACCTGAAGTCACTCGTGGTGGTTC